GTTGATCCAGAACTTGACGCCTTCCAGCGAAAGGTGGCGACCGAGGAACTCGGGTGCTGGGAAGGTGTAGATCTGGCCGGGCTCGACGATGTCGGGGTTATCACGGACGGTCGTCACGAAGGTGTAACCACCGACGGTGGTGTACTTGTAGCCATCGCGAACGATCTCGCCGGTGATCTGCAGACCGGCTTCCGAGTCGAGCCAACCGACCGTATCGGTCCAGTCGTACTCGTGCATTAGGAAGCAACGGCACTTCATCTCACGAGCAGCCTGAACCTTGACCGCATCACGGAGAACCGTGCGGGTGAAGCTCGTCTCTGTCGAGAGAATGATGTTGGAGTAATTGGCGTCCACGATGTTGGCCGGGTCACCTGAAGCACCGTCCCAAGCACCGTTGGAGTCAATACCGTAGCCGGCTTCTATGCGGCGAGTGTATAGGTAAGCAGCGAACTGGGTAGGCGTACCAAAGTTCTTGTTTGTCGTACCGCTTAAGCTATCCGGCACAGCGATCGTACCACCTTGGTTACCGTTACGAACTAAACCGCGGTCAACGAGGTCGTTCATACGACGGCGGGTGGCGAGCACGAGACCGGCGCGGACGTGTTGCATGAAGGTCTTGTCCTTCTGCTCCTGAATGTCCTTAACGGTGTTCTGCTCGATGATCTTCGTGATCGGCATGCGGTAGGAACGGAGTTCCTGCTCCGACTTCTGGAACTTGTCCGAAGAAATCGTGCTCATGCGGATTTCGTAACGCTTGCCTTCGATGTAGGTCTTCTCAGGCTCGCCACGGAAGTTCACGCGCATGGCGAGTGAGTCCGGTTCGATGTCGTCGATGTAGACTAGACCTTCATCGTTTACGTTACGGGTTAGTTCGGCTTCGGTGACAGTCTGAGGTGGGAGAATCTTTCCGCAGAATGAATTCTCGCGAAGCTTGTCCTGAATGTAAAGACCAGTGACCTCACCGACCTTCTCAAGAGCTTCGCCACCACGGTTCAGGGCTTCACCAAAAAGCTGATTAATTTCATTAGCATTAATGTTAACTGCCATGTTCAATCCTTTTTGATGTCCAAAAATAAAACCTTAGTGACTGGGAGAGCCGCCATCCTGACGACTCTCCCATATTTGTTAATTACTTATCAGGTGATGCAGATAGGCATCGACGAGAAGAGGAAGTAAGCGCGACCATTGTAGTGGCGGTAGACCTTACCGTAGTAAGCCGAACCAACAACCGGGTTAGTATCGACGGCGAACTTGGTCGGCGTGGCACCGACTACCTTTACGACGCTGCCTACCGTTGGAAGCTGGTTAGCGGCCCAGAGCGACGCGGGTAGACCGACGTCGACAACGTTACCGACGATGCAGGCGAGACCGCCGCCATCGATGTGAACATCGGGTGCCGTATCGTCGAACGCGTCGCCCTGAATGAACGAGACGTCCGAGCGTGACGAGGCGAACCAGTTAATGAAAACCGCGGGTGGGTTTGTCTGGGCGGGCGAATCCGAAGAAGCGATCGCGGCAGCCTTACCGGTCGTCGTGTCAAGCTTAATCGGCTGACCAGCGGCGAAGCTTGCGCTGCCGTCGATCGGAACAGTCATGATGTTTACCGCTGAGAGCTTCGAGTTAACCGAAACCAGCGTTTGTGATTTACGTGCCATGGAATAACCTCATTACGAGTTAAAAAGATTTTTGACCCGAGCTGCAAACTTCTCCTCCGAGGAGCCGCTTGGAAGTTCTTCTGAACTAGGTCCTAGCTCGGTTACCTGACCTAAAGTGAACGCTTGTTTTTGAAGACCCATTGACGAGGCCTGCTGCATAAACAGCAATTTCGTTGGGTCTTCTTTAAACTCAGCTAATTTAGTTAATATGTCGGCTGGGTCGATTTGACCATCCTGAACTAATCCCATAACACCAATAAGAAGATCTTGTTCAGCTTGAAGACTGGCGACCTTTTCGTGAGTATCGCTCAGCTCTGTTTTTAGCTTTACAAGAGCTTCTTTTGATTTTGCGAGCAGCTCGGCTGATTTTCTCAGACCCATGAGTTATTTAAAGAATATCTATAGCAGCGATCAGTTTTGCCAGAGCCACTTTGCTGGCACGCTTCTCAAGCGTATTTTGATTCGCTAACTCCTGATCAATTTCAGAAATTAGCGAATCGACTTCACCTTCAGAGGAAGAGGCGACCTTTTCTACTTCAGCGCTCTGGTTCCCGTGGGCCTGGTCCGTCGCGTTCTTGATTAATTGTTCAAGCTCTGAAAATAGCATCGGTCGCCTCCTTTAATGAATTACAAAATCACTCGGCGAGGAGTTCGGCGACTTCATGGGCAACCATGCGGCCGAGCTCTTCAGCGTCTTCTTCAGCGAGCTTCGAGAGCTCTTCGGCGTCGATGCCGTTTTCGGCAAGGACCTGACCGGCGAGGAAGCCGAGTTCAGCGACGTCCTCTTCAGCGAGCTTCTCAACGCCATCTTCCGAATCTTCGGAGAGAGCCTCTTCAACGAGAGCGACGCCGTAGTCAAGAATCTGAGCGGGATCCATTTCGGGCAGTTCGCCCTGATCCTGCGCGACCTTGATCATGTCGAGCGCTTCGCTGAGCATGCCCTGACGAACTTCGTCATTAGCCCAAGCTTCCTGGAGGGTCTCAAGCTTGGCGTCGTATTCGGCCTGCTTGATCATTTCAAACGTTTCAGTTAAAGATGCCATAAAATTCTCCTACGTAGGTTATCAGACTAGGGGTTTAGCTGGATTAACGACGCCTTTGGCGCCGCTAAGTGCGCCAGCCTGTTCGGCTGACAGACTACCGCCACCCATCATTGGAGGACGGTTGTGCATGTTTTCGACCTTCTTGGCGATCGATTCCCAACCGCTACGAGGAGCATTGATGCCCGCGCCTGCTGCTGGTACGCCAGATCCGGCCAATTTTTCGATGAAACGGTCGATAAAGCCTTCGGCCATGATTTGGCCACCGGCATAAAGTTCACTTGCGATCTTGTTCATATTTTCATCCTTTGAATCAGCGTAACCAACAGACGCATCCGAGGCTGTCTTTTCGACATCTGCGTTGGCGGCCTCAGAGTTGCCTCTCAGCTGCGTTGAAACAGTTGCGAAGAGGTCCTCGATGTTCATAATTATGACTCCGTGTAGATAGAACAACAAACTATAAAAGGTAACCAACAAGGTTCCTTTGTGCTTGCGCTCTTAAAGAGTGCTAACCCCAGAGCGTCACTATTCAATGATAGCGCAACCGATGGGTTGTGCTCCATTGTATTGACTAAATCACGATAATTTACTTTGGTTAGCAAGCTGGCAAATTTTTTATGTGCCTTACTAGACTTTGGGCCCTTCTTTCCATAAGCAGCACGCTTAGTGAAATAAGGGTCAAGCAAAGAGCGACTTGGAACGTGTTTGCTCAAAATCATTATAAGCCTGCGATTTGGATTGACAACATCGAGGCTGCTGGGAAGCGCACTATCGTCACCATTTGTTAAGGTATTTATCTCAGATGACGATGGCAACATCCCTAAAGTAAGCATTGAGGACAAGATATCCTTAACACTGTACTGATTTTTGAGCAAAGCTAGCTGAGGATCGAGCGGCTCGTCGCTGCACGCGCCGTCCCACCCGCTGTTTCGAATAAAATTGATCAGTTTTGGATTAACTGGCGCACTGCCGAGATCTTGTTGCTCTGTGGTGATTGTCCGCTTCTCAATCTGAGCAGCCTTTTGAATAGGCGCTGCTGATTCAGCTGAGGCAATCTTTTTGAGCATCCACGCACTCTTGTCTGCAGGCACGGACACTTTTGAGATGTCGAAGAATCGTGGGAAATAGTTATATGAGAAAACCTTTCGACCGTCAGGATAGAACTGCCGAAGCTCATTTTTAAGGTGGTCGCAGTATTCTGCCCTATTGCGTGCAACGTTTGAGCAGATTGAGCAGACGTCGAACGGCAGTTTCGCGCCCATCGAAAAGGGGATCGGAATACCATCATCAATCTGTTTTACAATATCTGGGGCACGTTGCTGGTAAACGAAGACGATCAGCTCCGTCCGGTGCATGAGATCGTTGTAGGCTGCCGCTACAACATCGCCGCAAGCAATTAAAGGATCTTTGTTAACGTGGTGTTGATAAACTTTGGCGTGCTGAACAAACGAGCCAGTTCCATACTCCGTGCAGGGCGGAACCATGAAAGACGGCAAACGCTCTTTAACCTTGGTATCAATAATCCTTTGCACCGAAGGTGGTGGAACCATCGATTTGAGGCTCCACTCCGGAAAGGCGTCTCCGTTATTGTTGCTCGACCAATATTCGTAAGCACCCAGGGCGTTGAGAAGGATGTAACGGCCCTCTGCTCGTGGCTGCAATTTTTCGATAACAGTTAGTAATGACGCAGGAATGCAACTCTGAGAGGCGACCTTGTCCATAGTTGGACCATGAATGTGGGTGTATACCTCACCCCAGTTGTCATAGGCACCACACTCAAAGAATTTTTCAAACATTTCTTAATATCTCGCTCAGGAATGCACTAAAAAATGGATCGGACGCGCTCTCGGCAGTTGCAATTAACTGACCGGGAATACCTTCTTTATTGTAACCCTGCTGGACTTTTCGGGCTTCATTCCTAGCTCTATCCGCGATCTTGTTATCGATCCGAGGATTTCCTCCGTCAAATCCGGAGTGCGTCATAACCTGACGGTCTGACTGGTAGTGCGGCTGTGTTTCTAGGTAAGGTTGCACAGAGCTCTCAGGATTTGCTAGGTTTGAGCGCCTGCACGCCAATGTCAGAGGCTTTCCCGACGCTGCTAGAAATTGTTCCGAGCATTTCTCCAGCGCTTGGGCTTAGGCGACCTTGTAGTCCCAGCAAATCATTAATCATTTGAGGAGTTACAGCCGCAGGTCCGAGTCTTCTAATGTTTTCTAGCACGTTGCCCGCGAGTATTGGCTGAGCTGCAACTTCTGGCGAGAAGCTCGCGATCATATCAAAATATTGATCGAATTTCGGTTCGTTTCTTAGGGCAGGATTGTCGCGAAGAATTTGCTCTTTTGATTTGTTTAACTGCATCTTACGACCAGCCCACTTTGCTCCAGCATAAACAGCCGGAGCCAGTGCCATTGTCGCGCTTATAGCTTGCAGAATATTGGAAATATTTGCCTTTTTATCTTTGGGTACATCGGCCGCGTGTTTTTCTAGCCAGCCAACCAAACCAACAAAGGCCTCAAAATCTGAATAATTTTCGGTTAATGTTAGTGAGGCCTCTTTTAACAGCGCCTCAATTTTAGCGCTATCTTTTGTAACTTTAGCCTGTAGTAGATCGGCCGCAAATTTTCCAAGTTCTTTGCGCTCTTCGGGCGTTAGATAACCGCCGTAGACTCCGGAGTAGCTGTCAAGAATAGTCATACTTTCCTCGATTGTTGTTAACTATTTACGGGATCCGCGAAGATAGGGATCGAGTTGTTTAGTAGGATCAAATGCTGAAGGAACATTAGGCTGTAAAAGATTTTCAGCCGCTGCTGAAACTACGCCGCGGTGCATGCTATGAAGCACGTGTCCTGCACCGAGGCCCATCAGAGCGCGGGCCTTAACGCCCGCCCCAGATTTTTTTTCTGGGTTGCCCTCACCGTTTTCACCCAGCTTAGACAAGGTAGATTTAGAATGAACATCATCGGGGGCAGTTAGTGTTGTGTAAAGCGCCTTCACTGCCGATGTCTTGTTTTCGATATCGTCGATGGCCGACTGGTAGTCTGCGTCAGTTTTGAGCCGTTTGACTTCCACATCCACAGTATCTTTAAAGTTATCCATGGCCCGAAGTTTATCCTGGAGTCGATCGCCTAACGTAATCGTCTCGTGCAGCTGCTTGACTTTTTTGGCCAAAGTTGTTTGGCCGTTAACGACCGTCACTGCAGGTTCCGGCACAGCAGACCCGGAACGTTTGTGCGCCTCGCCGAAATTAGTGGCCAGCAATTTTCCGGAAACCGGCTGTCCAAGTTTTATCAGGTCTTTTTTAATACTATCAAAAACTACGTCCCAGCCATTATCCCAACCGGAATCGACGGCTTTTGCGTATTTATGAATGTCTGAAAACTCTCCACCATCGAGGATTAAGTAGTCTTTGATATCTTGTTTGAACTCAGCTAACTTATCGTGCAGCTCTTGGCAAACGCCCGCGTACTCAGCTTTAAGTTGTTTTTGAACAACTGTCAACTGCTGCGCAACCTTTTCTAAAGCTATGCGATACTCTCGCACTTTAAGCTCTTGCGCGCGCGAGTCTGACGCCAGCATCGCAGAAGCTCTTTTCTCAATTTCAGCTTCCTGACTAGCCGAGAATGATCGAACAAGTTGGGCTACCTTAGTTACTTCTACTCCAGAAACATCCGGAACTTTAGACATTTTTGATAAAACTGTGTCTAAAGATGCTACGGGGAACGTGAAGGTCTTATCTTCTGCCGTCTTACGTAGGTTGTCGTTCGTCTCGTGATTGGCGAACTCGACTACCCGCTGAATCTGGACCTGTGACAGCCCGCTCTTTTCTGCAATCTTGGCGATAGACTCATTCAAATCTATACCCTTTGTTAGAAAATCAGCCGCAGCCTGTTTAGCGAACAGATAATAGTTGATGAAATTCATGGGCAGTTATGATCCAATCGTATTGGACCTAAAATCTAGATCTTACTTAGGATACGATCAGGAGCAGGGCAATCAAGTCATATTTGTTGTATAAGATTATTGAATCAAGATCAGCGAGGCGGGCCCCTTCGGCCCCCTTCCCTTTTAGCCAAAACTGGCATAAATGTGTCATAAGATTATTGGTAGAAACGTTTTCAACGGCCGTTCTTTTAGCCATAACTGACCAGCTTTTGGCATAAGATAATTGAGAGACAAGGAGGCTCTCATTATGAGAACAGTTCTCATGATTTTGATGCTCGTCCTCCCTCTCTTTGGGCAGTCGCCCATTGAGAAAAAGGACGGCAAGGCGGCGGACGCCGCCTTCGAGGAAGCAATTCGGGAGAACATTCGTCCCGAGTTGCGGGAGATTCTGCGGCCTATCGTGGCCGCCATCCGGTACGCCGAAAACGGTGGAGCCGGGAAAGAGTTTGGCATCTTGAATGCCAAGGCCAACACCTACCGCAAACAGGCGGGATGGTGTGCGGCGACAGTTCAGAAGAACTGGGACCGCTGGGTGGAGTCAGGCCGTAAGGTGGACTTCATCACCTTCTTGGGTAATCGTTACTGCCCTGTTGGCGCAGAGAACGACCCCAACGGGTTAAACAAGAACTGGGTCAAGAATGTGACTCAGTTCTACTGTGAGTTCTACTCATGCAAGTAGTGCTCATCAGAGGCTTGCCGGGGTCGGGTAAAACCACCCTTGGCAAGAGGATTGTCCTCGGGGCTCGCCTAGAGAACCTGCGGGCGATCAATCACGAAGCTGACCACTTCTTTGAGAAGCTGGGCTACTTCGACGGAGCGCTATTGGCACAGGCCCACGGCCAGTGCCTTGAGCGGTTCACCCACGATATCTCGTCGGGTGAGCAAGACCTTGTCGTGGTGAGCAACACGTTCACCACGCAGAAAGAGATGCTTCCGTACATGGAAGCGTGCGTGGCGCGCTCGATCATTCCTCAGGTAATCACCTGCAAAGGGATGTTCGGGAGTGTACACTCGGTTCCCCAGACCACTATTGAGCGCATGCGCGCTAGGTGGGAAGAATGAGAAAGGCAGGATGCTTCCTGTCTCTCGTGATGCTTGTATTGATGGTGGTCATGTTCACCGCTTCAAGCGTCGCAGGATGGGTAATCGGGGCCAACACCCCGAAGCAATACGCGGACGTCGAACAGACGCTCAGCGTGATCAATGACATGGAGGAGGATCTTGAGATCCTTGAGCGATTTGTGACAACGCATCGCCAAGAACTCCTGGAGCAAAAAGCTAAGCTCCAGGGGCTCCGTGGAAAATGAAAGGAGGGGTCCGCAAGGGCCCTTCCTTTTATGTCATAAGAAAATTACTAGCAAAGGAGGTAAAACAATGCTAGACAAACAAATGTTCTCTACTTTGGTGACCGCTGCGTACTGGTCATCCAAGGAAGGATTCCTGAGTCCTCCAGAAATCTTTTTCGAGATGGCTAATGGCGGGCTGACTCGCCATGACATGGAAAACGCATGGGCTGCCAGCGAGTGGCTGCGCGGTAGGTATACAGGACGGCTAATCGAAAGTGTCTGGGATAAGCTCTCAGATCTGCCGCTCCAAGAAAAATTGGATCGAGTTCATTACATCCTCCAAGATGTATGTTTCTGCAACTTCAACAAACCGGATCTGGTTGTAACAGATCCTTCAACAAACTAATGAGCACAAAAAGAGAGTTCCGCATTGCGGAAGTGGTGCGTCTGGCAAAAGGGGCATCAAACTGGGTGGTCGTCCGGGTGCGCCGAGACTGCGCATATCTGGTCCCGCTCGATCGCCGGGACGACATTGTCAACGGGGCGTCGGTTAATGAGGTCCCGCTGAACAAGCGCGAGACTCTGCTCGCGGCCAGGCTTGCTTACGGAACCTGGATTCCGCTGTCCGGCAGAAAATTCTGCCAGGTTGTCGATGAAATCTCAGACAACAAGAAGATGGCACGAATCAAGCGGGCCGTGAGTTCTCGGTCCCACGGCATGCCTGAATGGCACGGAAGGAAGAAGACAGAGGATCTGGAGCACGAGAAGAAATTTGAGATTCAGGTGCAAAAGGATCTCGATCTTCTCCGGGACAGCATGCTCCGGTAGTTGTTAGGAGAGGGCCCGCAAGGGTCCTTTCCTTTTAGCCAAAACTGCCCTAAATATGGCATAAGATTATTGAGGAGGAACCGTGCCCGTTGGTACGGTGAGGTCCTCAATAATGTTCGGGTCTAGGAGGGCCTATGGACATTGAATGCTACATGATGAGCGAACCCACCTGCGGAATGTGGTGGGTTGTTGTAAACCGCACGCTCGACCCACAGGGTTGGAGAGCCGCGTATTTCCACTGGGAGGACGAGGCCGTAGAATACGCGGCCCGACTGCGACACCGCCTGTTCTGGGAACAGGCGTATAAAAAGACGAGGAGCAGAGAAAAATGAATCAAAATCGGTATACAGAGGAGAAGCGGGGCCGCAAGGCTCCGCCTCTTTTCTTTACCTAAATTTTTACATCATATCGTATTCGTTATTTTCTTCATCGTTAACATCCGGCAACAACTTGGGAGTCAGTTTACCGTAATACTGTTTAGCTGCCGAGAACGCGTAGTTCAGAGAATGAAAACAGTCATCTGGCATTTGATGGTCGTATCGCATGTTCCCGTGGTAATCGTCGAATTCGATGTAGATAGTCGTAAAGTCTAGGACAAATGGACGTAGCTCATCAAATTTGAAGAATACTATCTTTTTGTTCCTAATCGCGTCGATCATGTCGTTCATTGATTGATTACGATCAAGCATGTAACGAGAAGCCTTGCTGCTCCAGTTGGCTTTGTTTTTTTGTTTGACGTACTGGAACTCCATGAGCACATGGTGCGCATTTGCGCGAGACCAGCCAAACTCTTCAATCAGTCGTTGGTTAATCGGTGCACCAAATCCCCAGTCAGCGCCAACCCATCTGACTCCATACGCTCGCATCAAGCTGTTCAGATAGTGGGGCTGTTTGGCTAGGTTGGCCCTCTCTCCAAGAAGTTTCTCCATGTAAATAACCTGGAACTTCTCGTACGCGTTCATGAATCCGATCGTTATGACCGTGTAAGATGGTGTTGTTCCTTCAGCTGTTCCATAATCAATGCCGGCGAATACTGGAACTCCTCTTCGGAACAAACCATAGGACTGCGCCGCGCTCCACATCTCATTACCGTCACCTTCAGCGGCTGCCTCAACCATGTCTTTCTCAGTTAAGACAAGTTCGCCTTCATCATAAGGCAGGCCTAAACACTCGTTGTAGAATTGTCGTCTAGATGTCTGTGGATCGTCTCGGAGCTCTTTGATGTCTTTGTGAGATTTGAACGGTACCATAATCTGGGGAATACGGAAACCCCAGCACTTATCGAGGAGCTCTGGCCGAGCAGGAACCCATTGTCCATTTTTAGGGTCGATCTCTCGATGGCAACGTACACACTCAAAAAATTGTGCTCCGATTACGTTCTCGTCTAGATAGTTCCAATGGTTGCACGCGCCACACTTACTAAGCCACTCAAATTGACAAGAGTTTTGATATCGTCGCGTAATGACGTTGCTATTAGTTTTCGGCGTACCGGCGTACGTCCTGAAACGAAGTTCTGCACTTGAGTGCGATTGACACTGTTCAACGATTGGGATATTTTCTGAGAGGATGTCCTGGATTTCGTCAATCAATAGGTGATTGGCCGAAATACCACGCGAGTTGTCTGCGGTCAAATAGCAGGACCTGAAATTGTAAAAGCTGCCGTTAGCGAATTGCTTGGCGCCTACTTGCCATAGACACTCAGATGGCTTAACCCAACGTCCTACTATTTTTTTAGAATCTTCGCACATTGGTTTGAAGCGCTGCTGCGAAAATACAGTCACCTGGTCAAACCGTGGCGTGATGTACAGTGTTTTATAAGCAGGAACAGCTATTCCCAAAGCGATTGATTTAGCTGCCTGGCTAGTCGATTTCTCTACCTGACGACCTGTGTGCCAGATCTGATTTCTACAACCTGATGGATATTCCTTAACCAGATCGTACAGTCCGCGTATGTACTCGCGTCCTTCAAAAGAAAACGGCTGGCCATCTACTGTCAGGAATCCTCCCACAATTTTCGAGATGTGGGTTATCGCTAACTGTTCATCGTCTTTAACAAGCCTTGCCTGTGTACTTTGCGCGGTCTCTGCCGCGACAAGCGCTAGTTCCTCTACTTCCTTATTGTACTCCTCCCAATCAAACGCCTCGTCTAATTGGGCTGGGTCAGCAGTTTTAACGAGCTGTTCAAATAACTCTAGCGTAGAGTAACTTAACGTCCCACCGAATGTATTAAGCATATCAACTTAGGTTAGCGTTCACGTCTGTGTCGGAGACACTTCGAAATATGCCCATCCGACTCATTTCTTGGGGCTCTAATTGTATCGATTTTAGTAAATCAGGAGACTCTAATAACTTTGTATTCGAGCCTTTATTTTTTAGACCCGCTTTCTCAAGTCGGTCAATCACCATCATGAGACTTCTAAGCGTGTAGTGGAACGCCTTTTCGCTGTCAGGTGTTTTCGTATTTATCAATGAGATGAGGTTATCGGTCAGCGCGCCCTTAAAGGCGTTGAGAACTTGATCAACCTCGAAGTCACGCTCGTATCCTGACTTGAGTCTAAAGTCTTCTATCGTGCAGTTAACTGCTAAAGCCATTTTAGCCCGCAGAGATGGTTTTATGAGCTTCAGATATTTTTTAAACTGATCTGGGCTTACTAGAGAGATATCATGGAAGACAGATTGATAGAACGCAAGACCTTCGACCGATATAGGAAAGTCCGCAACTTCTTTTAGGAATGTCTGCACTTCTACAAGTGTGGCTTTAGTGCTCAAAGCGCAGTCTAAACAGTCCTTAACCGGACTCTCTGTCATGAATTTGAAAGCCTGCTCAAGTTCAGGATGTTGATATGCGACAGCTATCTCGCAGACGTCTAACACGGTAGCTAGTTCCAACTTTTCTTCATCGGTCTCTGGACGGATTCCAGTGCGGAGGGACCTCTGAACCAATAAGGGAAGTCCCGCAATGAACATCTCTCTTAACGCCTCCAGTTGACTCAAAGGGAAAACGTTAGGATTGATTAGATTCCTATCCTGCAGTTCTTGATATAGTTCCTCCAGAGAAAGCTGTAAGAACCGTAAATGTAAGAAGCGCTGGAAAGGTAGAAGAGTTAGTCCTTCAGGAACTTTTAGTGCGGGTATAGACGACGAAGCACACCGGAGAACTCTTTGAGTATCTTCAGATAGTTCTGCTACGAGGAGACCGTTTTCAGCTCTCCACTCAATATGGATTCGACCAGTTCGCTCTAACCAACTAAGAGTTTTCTCATTTATCTTAAACTCTTTGGCGATGCGCGGTCTTGAATATACCGGCTCAACCAAGACTGTCCTTTCATACGGCACTTTCCATGGTACGTAACTGTCGTAACTCGGACTCGATCTTATCTAGTGCTTGGAATGCAGTCTTAAGTGGCATTTGGTCAACATCCAAGCCAAGTCTCGAAGCAAGAAGTAACTCGCCCACAGCCTGCCGTGCTTGAGAAATGGTTTCAATTTTGTCTACAAATCTTTGCATGTTTTCTGGACCGACAAAGTTCAGTCCGAGAAGTGCGTCTACTGTTTTCTTACCTTGCTCTTGAGAGAGCTTAATCATGCGCAAGGTCTTTTCATCGAAGTACGATGCGACCTTAGTTAGCGCTGATTTTTCCGTAAGAGATAGCTCAATCGTTTTTCCGGCGGTCTTTTCAACTACAGGAGCGGTTGTCCAAGATAGGTTTATCTTAGATTTGTTCGCCAACTTGCGCAAATCAGACTCGATCGGCGCAACATTAAAGTGGGCCTGAAGAGCCAGGATCATTTCGTCGATGTAAGCACCGTCGTCAGGAAGCTCGGACACAGTTGGGATTTCTGCCGCAGTTTTGGCAAAGTACTTATCACCCATCCGCGAAATTTCGAGCCGGTTGCCGCCTCGGTCAAGGAAGTTTGGGCTGGCAAGCTTAATCTGTTCAGTCAGTGGAACAAATACCGAGCGCTCTGGGATACCAATGACTCGTCCGGCAACCTCGATATTGACAAATTCAGCACTCTTATAAAGCGTGAACTTTCTTCCGTATTCATCGACGGCCTCGTAGTGATCACCGTCCCGGTATTTGATTTCAATAGGATCGGTCACAGTTACGCCGTGCTTATCTCCGGGAACAACGAAGACTCCCTTACCCGATAAGTTGGCTAACTTGACCTGAGGTAACTGGTTTACTTCACGCGCCGCTACTTCTTCAGTTGTCAATTTCGAATACTGCCCTGTCGCAGTATTGATGAATAAGCCGCTATGCCCACTATGCTCAGCGAACTTTTGTAGTTGGCTGACAAACATACCGACCATAGGGCCCTTCTCTGTTACAACTTCATAGACACCACTGTGTTTAGGAGCTGTGTAAACAGAGCTTGCTTTTTTGACCAAAGCAGGTTTGTTTGTAGTCTCGGATACGGTCTTCTTATCCGAACCGATGTAAGCCGCTAGCGCTTCTTTCCAGATTGGATTGGAAAGTTCGGCAACTAGGCCTTGATAGCTGAACGATCGGCTGATAGCATCTGAAAAGTCTTTCTTGGAATAAGTAAGATCAGACGCAAAAGTGTACTTGCCATCGTACGGAGGATGCACACTTTGGACGAGTGAACTATCAGTAACTTCTCCCTTGGCAGGTGTTACCGGCTTTCCGATGCTAGTACCTCGGCTAACTGCTTCAATTCTATCCCGAGTCATCGGGAAGAGCTGATCACCGTCGTAGAACATATCCAAAGACGCAACCTTGTTATTCTCGATAACAAGGGGGATCATCGCCTTATCATCAATAACAATACTACCGAGCCCGGCTCCTGAATCCTCGTCAGTTTTCTTCATGCTGATCTGGATGTTACTTTCAGCTAAATACGGATGCTGTTCATGTAGCATCTCGATTATCTCTGTGGGCCATTCAGCAGGATTTTTTCCAACCTTGATGGCAGCAGTTTTAGAGAAATCACGTTCCCGCTCAAGGAATAACGACTCGCCTTTGAATTTTCTGATCATATTTTATCTCCGACTAGTCGTCTAGTTCTACTTGGCCGGGGTAATCGTTAGTATACGCACCATCAGCAAAACTGATGTATCGGACATGTGGATATTGGAATAGATCCACAAAGATATCTTTGTTGGGAGATCCCTGGTAATAGATTACACCAGTATGTCCTATATCCAGTCTGGTAAAAGGAGACTGTCCTGCGGTAGGTGTTGTCCCGTTTCTTCCGCGGAAGAAGATGGGCGTAATGCCCACGTTTTTAACCGATACAGAATAGACACCTAAACTGGCCGTTGTTGGGCCAATATCGGGCATCTTGCCAATATTGAAACTTATCGGTGAACCCGGGCTCGCGTACGGAGGCTGGTTCATCGACGGGACAACCATTCTTCCAACTGTGTATCTTGTCATGATTTTGATCCAATCACCCTATTATAACACTATTTGACTGAGAATCATCAATTCATATTGATCACTGTGCCGACGAGCGTTACCGGTCCACTGGAGCTGACTGTCGTCTGTTCCTGCGAATCGATGCGAATGGCTTTAGCTGTTATTTCTAGGCCCGCATCCGTCAACTTTATGTATTGACCCTTATGAGTAAAAGCTAATGTTGTGGGGGTCATCTCAATAACCTGACCATCTTTTTCAATTTTGATTGAATCACTCGACTCATCAAAATTGACAGTAGTCTTCTTATCGTTTCCAAGAACCATCGACACTTTCTTGTTTGTGTTGTCGGCCTTGAACGAAAGTATTTGACCTAACTTAATAATTGTTCCAACAAACGACTGCTGGAACCCACTAATGAACTCGTAACAGCGTGCCGCTGGACTTAAATTTACCGCGTCTGGATAAATTTCAGCGGCAACGGTTACCTTGTTAATTACTTCGGCCTCATCTTCCTCAGCGACAGAGGGGCAGACTGTATTAAATCGATAACCAACTGAGCGTAGCTCAAATTCTCGGCACTTTAAAAAGACACGCTCGGTCTTTTTCGATAGCCACATGAACGCCATCTTGGACGCCTCTATGAGAATATCTCCAAAGTCTTCTATGCGGATAGAGGATTCGTCAGCGTGCCTTGCCTGCTTGTTGCTTAGTTTCGCCCCTCCTGAGAACGCGGAGGGGGCAATTTGACCGTCACTGTCCACTTCTCTAAAGTTAGCCTGACCACCACCAAACCGGTAATCAACTTCTGAGAATGCTCCAAAATCAGTCTGTTCAGCCGCAATCGTTCGTGCGTTGAACCCGGCAGCAGCGACGTCGTAGTTTGGCTGAGGGGCGACGTATTCAGCCATAATGAACCAGCCCGCAACGCCGCACTGCACTATCACCACCTTTGAGTAATTAGTGTAGGGTCTAATGGCTCCGCCAGTGGATACCGCCCTAGCCATTTTGATGGACTGGTCGCTGTCTAACTTTACTTTGTAGAGTGCTGTTCTAGGATCATACGCGCGCACTTCCCCCGTAGTGATCTGAGAACTGGTCCTAGATCCTTTGAATGAGGAAAACGCGTCTCGGATGCTACCGGCCATCAACGACCTTTCTTGATATCCTCGATGCTCTTAAGGTTTTTCAGAGCCAGTCTGGCCATTGGATGTCCGACCTCTAAATCAGTCGAAAGCGCGAGTGCGGGCGCTTTAGATAGTTGGTCCTTGAGTCTTTCGTGAATCAGCATTCCAACAAAATCACCGCTTGTAAACGGAGCAGAGTTGATACCGTAAAGTGTCGGATTGAACTGAATCTCTTTCTTGCCGGTTTCTCGCAATTTGCGGTTCATATCCTTGATCGCGTTGATCTGGAGAAGATCTCCGGGGTAAACTCCGAACTTAGCACCGGCGTCTCCTGGATCAGTTACAGTCGCCTTATCGGTTAGAGGTCTAACAATCGTTTCAATTAGTTTACGTTTGACGTAAGCGCCCTGTTCCTTGCTGTAATTCTTTGCCAACTCGTCAACTAGGTAATCACGGACACGGTTAACGCTTCCAGTGTACTCTAAAAGTTCTTGTGGCTTAATTGATCCGCTCTTGCTCAGCTGCTCTCCTGCTTGAACAGTCTGTCCAGAGCTAACACCTAGTCCCAACTCTTGGGGAACGAAGTGTCTAGTTTTGTCTACTGTTACATACCAACCACCAGTTGGGGACTGCTCAATCTTAGTAATTTTTCCTGCAACAGAGGCGAGCGTGGCTTTATTTTTGACGTTCTGCGGCATCTCAACTAGTTCAGAGATACGATCAAATCCGATCTTCGCGCCTCCGATTGCCCCGCCTGAATGGAAACTCTTGAGGGTGATTTGCGTGGCACGTTCTCCGACTGTTTGACCTGCTAGTGCTCCAATATGAAGACCGATAGGAGCCAACTGACCGTTTTCGGTAAGTCCGAAACATTTAGCGCATACTCCACCCGCAGCCTGACATGTTAAAGGAGATCGCACAACAATATCGGTTTTGCCCTTAGCTAGCAATTGTCTTGCGAGTTCAGGCGTGATCAACTTATCCTTAAGCTCCGCGGATACACCAAATCTGTCATAAATTTCTGATGATGTTAGCGGCATCTTAACGCCGAGCGACGTACCGCAATCGGGCATGATTACTTTGTATTCAATTGCGGAGTTAACAACTCGGCGGTTGAAGTAGCCGGTGTCGGCTACGGTCAGACCCTTATCTATCATGCCTTTTCTAGCGCCGGGAGTCGCTGCCATGTACGATCCGATGTCATGTCCCTCAGCGTAAGATTTCTCGATAAGGATCGGGACCACTCTTCCTTTGTGGTCTTCTACGGCAACAGGCGTTGCAACTAGACGCGCAACATCTCCACGCTTACCAAGAGCGCCGGAAACAAACGCGAGATCAACAAATCGATTATCAGTGTGTGACGCTACTAATCCGGCCACATCCTTCACAAGATTGTTCGCGACAGGAGCGAATCCCTTGACTGGAATGTCTTTCTTAGCTTGCGCCAACAACTGATCGCGTTTCTTGCGATCAATTTCTAGGTCATCCAACGAAATGCTGAAACCTACCTCAGTGACGTAGTGGTTTCCGAGATCCTTGACCTTTGAAATTAAGTCGGCTGCCTGATCAGACTTGAGTTCCTTAGAAACTCTTAAAAGTACCTCGTCGAGCTTTTTAGCGTTAACAGGAACTGCACCGACCTTAAGTTGTTGCGGTAACAACGAATCAAATAGATACTGTCCCACACACTGTACAGCAGTACCAATCTTGATAGCCTGGTTCACTTTAATTTTCTTCGCAGAATACGCTGCCATCGCTGCCTCTTTGTTAGGGAA